TCCATAGTGGTTTTACCGCAGTTTCATAATCTGATTGTGCTTCTACTTTTAACTCATTTAAAGTTTGGTAGGTATCTTCATTTATATATTTATTGCTTGACACTTAGAGCTCCCTTTAAAAATCTTGTCCATTCCTCACCCTTTTTTTCCCAACTATAAAAATTTTTGTAAAATTGTTGTTGATTATCTAAATGTTTTTGTATTACATCAGTGTGTAAATAGTCAGCTGTAACATCAATTGCTTGTGCAAACGAGGCTGCCATCAATTCACGATCCAAAGTGTAATTTACATAAACTGGCCACTCAGAGCATGTTTCAGGTAATGCTCCAAAATTTGTTGTTATAACGTGAAGACCAGCTGCCAAAGCTTCTAATGCAGAGGCACAAAAGGTTTCTTCAAAAATTGAAGGATAAACAAAAAGGTCATAGTTTGACATATTCTCTAAAATATATTCATTTGGTTTAAAACCTATGTAATTTACATTCGGTAATTCTTGTGCTTGATTATAAAGTTCTCGAAAATCAGGCTCTACTCTATCTGCAAACTCACCACCATAAACATGACAAGAACTATAAACATCTAAAGTTATATTTTTATTTTTTAAAAGTTGCATTGCTAATAATAGAACATTTAGTCCTCTCCAAGGAGTACAATGATGTATTATTCTTATAGGATCTCCTTTTTTATATATTTTTCTTTTCGGAAAATGATGTGCTCCATTTTTTATAACCACACATTTTTCAGTAGGTATATTAAAAAAATATCTAAATTTTTCATAATTCCAATGGCTATTAAAAACATACCAATCATATTCATGATGTCTGTTTTTATTACTAAAAAAATTCTGTAAGTTAGGTTGATCGTAGGAATTTTTTTGCCACAATATATTTATTTTATTAGGGTCTATTGGAATTTTACCAGGGATTGATGTGCAAATTTGAAATTTATTTAATAAATCTTTATGAACATGTTTTTCTAATAACTCATGTTGAAGCTCTGTTGCACCTCTAGGTTTCATTATTTTTTTGTAAGTGCACCAATTTCTCCAGCTCTAGTGACAGTTATCTCTAGATCTTGTCTAAAATCATCACTAGTAGTATCAGTATTGGGGTCATTAACATCAGCATCAAAAGCAGCTTTAGATTCATAAACTTTCCCTGTTCTTTTATTTTTTATAACTTCTATAGCTTTCGCAGGTATTTTTGGTAAATTATCCATATTATCTTCCTTGTCGATTGTATTTCTTATAACTTCTTTTTTCATTTTTTGAAAGTCTTTTTTTATGCCTTCGTGGACGTTTACGAGGCTTTGGTCTTGGGACAAAATTTACAAATTTTCTTTTAGCCATTTACATACCATGCTAATAAAACAAATCTTTCACCTTCTTCAAGAGTGCTTACCCTATGTTTTTTAGAAGAATCAAAAATACAAATTTTTCCTTTTTCGGGTTTTATGTTATAATCTTCAACTGCGGTAATTCCGCCTTTATAATTATCATTTAAATAAGTTATGGTTGTTACATCGTAATAAATGGTATCATCATGCCAATCATGAGATTCACCAATAGGCCAATAAGCTAATTCAA